GCCGAGTGGAAGGGCAAGGCAGCGGCGCAAATGGGCGGCGGCGAGTATGCCTTTGAACGAATCGAGAGGGGGGCAGAATGAGCCAAGACCTACACGGCATCGACAGCACGGAGAACAAGGCCGCTTACTGCGAGCTTGGGGAAAAGACGGAGCGGCAGTTCTTGGTCAATTCCTTGAGCGAGGGCATCGGCTTTACGAATAACCCGTCCAAGGCCGAAAACAAATACACGCACGACTTGTTTGCGCTATTGCCCTGCGACCTTAAAACGCAGTTCACGCCCTTCCGCACGGCGGATCGCTACGGCATCGACTCGGACTATGCGGTGACGATTAACGAGAAAGACTTGATTCGCTACGGCAAGCTCTACCCGCACATCGTCATTGTCCTCGACATTCAGTTTCCTCATTACCGAGCGACACATTACGCCCCGCTCTTTGTCCTGCGGCAGATTGTAAAGAACGGCAAGGCGAAGCGGCACGAATACGAGAAGCGGGTCAATGACACGCAGGGCAACGCCAAGGCCAGCTACGTCTTCGATCTGCGGTGGTTCCCGCGCATAGGCGAGGCGACTACGAGCGAGCGTAAGCGAGGAGGGGAGTATGTCTGGTGAGTAAGACCCTTATGCACTGGATCGCAGCCAACAACCTTGACCCGCGCCTTGTGATGAATGCGTTGCAGGAGCATGGCCAATGCTCCGACCTGTGCGTAGGGGTCGAGGACGTAGGCAATGGGGGCGAGTGCTTGCGGTGGTTGTTGGAGCAGGACGCGAGGCAATATCGGAGGGCTGGCAAATGAGCGGCGAGGCATACAAGACTGCTGGCCCCGGACACATTTACCGGGGCAGGAGTTGCGGCAGAGGGTCGCGGCAAAGGTCAAAGGTGCTGAAGGCGCTGAAGGGTATTGCATCGCTGGCCTTGATTGATGAGGTAATGCGCGAAGATGCCCGCAAGAGACGGGAGAAGGAGCGGGAGGCTATGGTATCATGCTGACGGAGGGAAAACGCCTTACAAGGGCATTTAGGCGTGAGGAAATGGGGTTTTGGCCTACCCCCCCGGTAAGGAATCTTTTAGGATCGTGGAAGGGACGGGGTTTAGGCCTCATTTACGCTGTTTTTACGCGTTAACTTGCCGTTGTAAAAGTTAACACGGAGTTGACACGGGTTCGGTTGACATGACCGTCCGCGCCCTTGCAGCCGCCCTTGGAATCACAGGGGCCGGGGCGCATAAATGCATCAAGCGCGGGATGCCGACCGACAGCATCGAAGCCGCTCAATCGTGGTATCAACGCAACGGACGCACCCGACTTTGCTCAAGCGCAAAGACAGTTGCCGCCGCCGTGGTCGCCAGCACCATAGCCACGACCCCGGCAGAAGCATCAGCCGCCACAGAAACATCTCCGGAGCCGCCGCCCGTCAGCGAACCGACCAAGACCTTTACTGACACCGACAACTGCCGCGAAGCCCTTAACGAGCAACGCCAGCTTCGCAAACACGCCGCCGCCCAAGTCGCTCGCCTGCATCATTCCGGCGACATCGAAGCCTCGCGCCGATGGGCGCAGACGCATCAGCAATACCTTGCCAAGCAAGTTGTCTATGAGCGGCAACTCCGCGACTTAATGGAGCGCGACCGCCGCACCATGCAAGTCGAGGACGCCGAGCGCACCTTTCGGCTCGTCTTGCAAGACGTTCGCACTATCGCCGCCGCCATGCCTGCGGCCCTCGCCGCCAAGGTCAATCCGCAAGACCCCGTCCTCGCGCAGAAGCTCTTGGAGGAATGGCGCGACAAGACCCTCTTCAAAGCCCTTTATGAAAACAAAGAACCTGCCGCTTGAGACCCTAATCCCCTACGCGGGCAACCCGCGCAAGAATGACCACGCCGTCGAGCAAGTCGCCGCCGCCATCAAACGCTTCGGCTTCCGTGTTCCGGTCTTGGCGAAGTCCGATGGCACGATCATTGACGGCCATCTCCGCGTCAAAGCCGCCAAGCATCTCGGCATGAAGGAAGTCCTGGTTGTCCTCTGCGACGATTTGAGCGAGACCGACATCAAGGCGCTACGCATTTCGATTAATCGCATGGCGGAACTGGCTGAATGGGATAAGCCCTTACTCGCCGCCGAACTGCAAGGCTTGGCCGACATAGGCGTCCCGCTTGAGGCAAGCGGCTTTGGCGATGCCGATCTCGCAAGCCTTCTTGCCGAGACGAAAGAACCGGACGCGCCGGAAGATTTCCCGGAAGTAGGGGAAGGCATCGACACAGAGTTTAAGTGTCCGCGCTGCGGCTACGAGTGGAGCGGGCAACCGCGATGACCAAGCCGCCCTATCGCGTCCCGTCGATGACGGAGATTGCCGCGATCCCGTGGAACGGATTCACGGCGGCATCGACCTTTAGCGGGTGCGGCGGGTCTTCCCTTGGCTACCGCATGGCGGGCTTTCGCGTCCTCTACGCCAACGAGTTTATCCCGGCAGCGCAAGACAGCTACCGCGCCAACGCCGCCGACTACACCTTCCTCGATACGCGCGACATCCGAACCGTTCAGCCGCACGACATTCTTGAAAAGATCGGCCTCGCTCCCGGCCAGCTTGATCTATTCGACGGCTCGCCGCCTTGTGCGTCTTTCTCGACGGCGGGAAAGCGCGAAGCGGGGTGGGGCAAGGTCAAGAAATACAGCGACAGCGAGCAACGCACGGACGATCTTTTTTTTGAGTTCGCCCGCCTCTTGCGCGGCTTGCAACCGAAAACCTTTGTCGCAGAGAACGTCAGCGGCCTCGTTAAAGGAACGGCCAAGGGCTACTTCCTCGAAATTCTCCGCGAGCTACAGTCTTGCGGCTATAAAGTCGCGTGCAAGGTTCTCGACGCGCAATGGCTCGGCGTCCCGCAAGCTCGGCAGCGGACAATCTTTGTCGGCGTGCGAAATGATTTGCCCGCAGAGCCATCGCACCCGAAGCCGTTGCCGTATCGCTACTCGGTCAATGATGCGAACGCTAACATTCAGAAAATTCAATCGGGATCGTTTTGTTCTGAATGGATGCAAGCAGATGTGCCAATGGGAACAATCGCCGCATCCGATGGCTTAAGATTACACAGAAGTCAATGTGAAGATAAAATCGGAAAAAGAAAATTTACTATTGGCGAACTTAAACGCATTTGCGGATTTCCCGATGACTTTAAGCTCACCGGAACTTACGCGCAACAATGGGAACGATGCGGTCGCTCTGTTCCGCCCGTTATGATGTCGCATATCGCCGCGACGATCCTCGACAAAATCCTTCGCAAGCTATGACTATCCCGCGCGATTGGACATTTAAGACATCGGACGTTGCCGGGGCTTTTGACCGCCATGTGCGCGAGCAGCTTCCTTGGTATGATTTAACGACAGGCGTTGTCGCTCACGTAGCGCGGCACTACATCCCGGAAGGCGGACGGGTCTATGATATAGGCGCGAGCACGGGTAATATCGGCATAGCTCTTGTCGATACGCTCGCCGCGCGGCAAGCCGAGTTTATCCCGATAGATAACTCCGCAGCGATGGCCGACATCTATTGCGGCCCCGGCGAGCTTGTAGTCGCAGACGCTGCCGCTTTCGACTACCAGCCGTTTGACCTCGCCGTTCTTTTCCTTTGCCTTATGTTCGTCCCGCCTGCGAAGCGCGCGGACTTTATCGCGCGGCTCCGTAAGCAGCTACGTCCGGGCGGGGCGATCATCGTCTTTGATAAGTGCGAGCCTGCGAGCGGCTACGTTGCCACGGTTCTCTGGCGTTTAGCATTAGCCGGGAAGGCGGCAGCGGGGGTCGAGGCCAAGGAGATACTTGCCAAGGAGCTTTCCCTTGGCGGCGTGCAGCGGCCTATTTCGCCGCGCGAGCTTGATCCGGCGACCGAGATATTCCGCTTTGGAGACTTTGCTGGATGGGTCATTGAAAAATGACGCTAACGGCACAGTTAGAACGCAGCCTGCGCGATGTCTTTGCCCCCATCGACAATCGCAGCGTCTGGGAATGGGCCGAGGATGAGATCGTCTTAACTCGTCGCCAAACCGAAACGCCGGGGCCGTATTCGACGCTGCTCACGCCCTACGTGCGCGAACCCTTGGAGTGCTTTGCCGATGCGCGCGTGACCGACCTGTGCCTGTGCTTTGGCACACAGACAAGCAAAACCACTGCCGTGATGATCGGCACAGCTTGGCGCATGGTAAACAACCCTTTCCCGACTCTCTGGGTCATGCCTACCGAAAGCATGGCGCGCAGCTTTAGCGAGAACCGCTGGCAACCTATGGTCGCAGATTGCCCGCCTTTGGCAGCAATAAGGCCAAGCAACGTCAATCGCTTCAAGACGATGGAGCAGCAGTTCCGGGATGCCACGCTGACTTTTGTCGGCAGCAATTCGCCTAGTTCGCTTGCGTCACGACCGGCTGGCTTGCTTGTTATGGACGAGACGGATAAATTTGCCGAGGCAACCGAGCGCGAATCTTCCGCCGTGGCCTTGGCCGAGAACCGCACCAAGAGCTACACCAACGCCCTTCGGGTCAAGACTTCGACGCCGACTATTCCCGATGGAGAAATTTGGACGGCTTTCCTTGCCGGGGATCAACGCTACTACTTCGTGCCGTGTCCGCATTGCGGCGAGATGCAGCGGCTGGAATTTTCGCAAGTGCGCTGGGACAAGGGGGCCAAGATCGACGGCAAGTGGGACGAAGATCGCGTGCGACTCTCGGCGCATTACGAGTGCATTGCTTGCCAAGGCAGAATCACGGACGGACACAAAACCCGAATGCTACGCGAAGGGGAATGGCGCGCGACCAATCCCGCCGCCTCGCAAGGGCATCGCAGCTATCACCTCAATTCGCTTTATGCCCCGTGGCGATCCTGCGGCTTTGGCGCGCTGGCAATCAAGTTTCTGCAAGGCAAGGACACTCCGGCAGACTTGCAGGACTTTAACAATTCGACGTTGGCGATTCCATACGCGCCGATTGATGTGAACGTGCGGGAGGATAAAGTGCGCGCGTGCCGGGATAGCGCGTGCGAGTGGCAAAAGATTCCGGCGCACTGTTCCGGCAACCGTCTTGCGTATTTATTTCTCGGTGCTGACCCCGGACAAAATCAAACGCACTGGACGGTTTCCGCCGTGAGCACGGCGGGGGAAATTACGCCGATTGATTGCGGCACGGTGTTGTCACCGGAGGACTTGATCGCTTTTGTGCAGGAGGACAATCCCGCGCGCCTGCGCTACACGGACACGGAAGGCAACGAGGTCTTCGTGCAGCGCGGGCTTATCGATAGCGGCTACCTCACCGAGCGCGTTTACAATGTGTGCTATGCCACGGCTCCTGTCTTGTGGCCGAGCAAGGGAAGTGACGCGGCCTTCGGCAAAGACCCGGTGCGATACACGCGCCTGCAATCGCCGGAAGGTTTGGGGCTTTACACCTACATCGACCACACGCTCAAAACGGAGTTTTACGATTGGCGCATCAATCGTCGCCGATCGCCGTTGTTCCGTTTGCCGATTAACGCGCCGGATGCGTTTATCGCGGGCTTGAGCGGGCAGCAACTCATGACAAAGCGCACGGCAGGCGGCACGGTTCAAACGTGGAAGAAGCTCCCGCATGACCACTACGGAGATTGCTGCAAACTGGCACTCGTCAGTTGGCAGATTTTGAAGGGAAATTTCGTCACGGACGCCGCCCCGCCAGAAGAACCAACCGCGCAAACACCCTAAAATCAAAGGGTTAGGGTGGGGTAAAAAAAAGATGAAAAAAGGTGAAAAAATCCCTTTACAAAGCCAAGCGATTGGCTTAACTTGTCCTTGTTATGAGAACACAGAACACCACAACGGGCGCGGGGACTTCCGCCGCGCTTCCCATGCTCTCCGAAATGCTCGGCAGTCTGCTCAACTACGGCAGCGTTCGTCGCAAGCCGCAGTCACGCCGCAAGGTTGTCGCGGTCATGCCGGACGGATCGGAGACAACAATCAGCAAGTCGCGCGGCAGCGGCTACAACTTGCCGGATCGCCGTTGCTTCACATCGCACCTGTCCTCGGCCAAGCAAGCGTGGATCGACGTGGGCGCGACGATCAAGACCGTCACCGCTTAATCAATCGCAACACCCAACCACACAGAACCATGATCACCAACCAGCGCCGCATAGCAAAATCAGCAAACACCCATTGGCTCATCAGCTTCGTCAACGGCGAGCAGATGATCGAATGGGGCTACAGCAAAGCCGCAATCATTAGCCTCATGCAGTCACGCTACGGCTACACGCAATGGGTCGAGTTTGTTCAAGGCATCGACCCGCTCACCCCGGCCAACGATCCCAACCGCAACCTCAAATAATCAACCCCACAGAACCATGAGCAAAAATACCACAGTCAAAGTCAACGTGACTCTCAGCGTCGATGCCGATGCTTGGATGTCCAACTTCGGAGTAATGACGCGCGACGAACTGCGCGCCGATGTGAAGGGCTACTTCGCGGAGCACTGCCGCGCGCAGCTTGAGCTTATCGGCTGCGAGGCCAAGCCCGAAGCGATCAAACTTGAAGGCCCGTATGTCGGCTGACCTCCCTCCCGCCCCCGCGCGCCGGGGGCGGCATGGGACGCCAGAACGGCGAACCACGACCAGCGGCGGCAACCGATGAAACATAGAAAGAACACAGAACAATGAAAGAGACCCTTACACCACACGAAGTCGCAGAGCGTTTGTTCCGCGACGAGAACGCCAACTGGACATTCGCGGGAGCCTTGGCCTTGGCCGAAGCCCTTGTCGAATACGAGGAAGGCAGCGGCGAGGAAATGGAGTTTGACGCCGTGGCAATCCGCTGCGATTTTTCCGAATATAAATCCCTTCAAGAATGGGCCGCAGATTATTTCGGCACAGATAGAGATGGCCACGGCTGGCGCTGCCATTTGGACGTCAGCGAAGATGCCGACCAAGACGATATGAACAATGCCATTCGTAGCTATATTACAGATCGCGGACAACTGATTGAGTTCGACGGCGGGATCATCGTATCGTCATTTTGAGCGTATGAGTAAAACCACCAACATCAGCAAAGCCGCCGCCGCCCTTGGTCGCAAGGGCGGGGCGGCGGGGACGGGCAAAGCCAAAGCCCGCAGCAAAAAGCATTACAGCGAAGCGGGCAAAAAGTCCGGGGAGGTTCGTCGCCGCAACGCCGAGCTAAAGCGGCTTATGATTGAGAAGGGCGAAATCGACAAGGCGTGGGCAAAAAAGCATCTTATTGTAGATAGTTGACCGGGGGCTATTTGACCGATTTCTGGTTTGTGGTAATCTCTGCGCCAATGAGGCAAATTTTTTTCCCGCGTGGCCGTCATGGGCCACGATTCACCAGACGCTAAACGCATAGACGATCAACTCGCGCATCACGCCAACCCGCTTGACGATTACCGCGTCGGGCCAGAGTTGCCGAAGGATGCGCTGTCGGATTACTGCCTCGACGGGATTGGACAATTCCGCGAGCAGATGCGCCGCGACATGGCCGCGCTCATTGCCAAAGGCGCGGGCATCGACACCATCTTGATTTATCTGCAAGGGGTCATTCGCAGCGGCGTGGAAATTGGAGCCGCCGAATGGATGGAGCAGGAGAACGATCCGGGTTCCTGCGCGCGGGGCGAGGATGCCGCGCTCATCATTTTGCAGACCGTGACCGGGACGCTCATGGGCGAGGGGGGTTATGTGCGGGCCTCGGCGCGGCAAATCGCCATGCATGGCTACGCGCTGCTGTTTGCCCTTGGCCGCACGCGCATGACCGAGACGCAGATTGCCGAAAAGTTCGGTTACACGCGGGCGAACGTCAGCGCCACGGTGCGGCAATACAAACGCAAATTTGACCTGCGGCAGTCGCGCGGAATGAAGTCAGACCGCGCGGTCGAGGTCTATCGAAAACGGGCAAAACAAGTCCACAACCAAAGAAAAGAAACACAGAACAAATGCAAAACGAACTACAACTCAGTCAACCGTCTCTCAACCTTGAAGTCTGCATTGATGCAGCAGCTTGTGCCGCAGAGCTAAAACGCTGCGCGGAGGAGGCCGACAAGTGCGCGGCGATGGCGCAAGGATGCGCGGAAATCGCAATCCGCCATGCGTGGAACGCCGGGGCAATCTGCAACCACGCGAAGGAAATTGTTCCGCATGGAACATTCAAGGATTGGCTGGAGGAAAACTCCGGGGATCGCGGATACCACACGATGCTAAAATGGATGAAGCTCGCAAAAGTAGATTTAAATCAACTTTTGCAATCTAATCCGAAGGGCTTGCAGGACGCATACAAAACGGCAGGCGTGCTACCAGAGGGCGAGCCGAAGCAAGAAGACGGAGAAGGCGACAAGGACAAGCCGCCGTTCTCGCTATCTTTCCGCACCGTCTATCGTCTCCCGTCCGAGTGGAGCCGCGATGCGGCAAAAGATTTCCTTTATGAGTTCGACCGCCTCGCGCGTTTGGCCGTGCAGTTGAAAACGGAGTTCGGCCTGTGAGCGCGGATCGCGCAATGCCCGTTTTGCTGTTCTGCTTCGCGGCGATTGGCTTTGTCTGGTCGCTGGAAGTAGTGGCGCGAACCTTTCGCCTGTGGCTTGGTTGGTAACGAGCGCGCATTGACATTGAAAGAATGGACATGACCTCCGAATTGGCAGGAATCAGAAAATATCTAAAACGCACCAAGTCTCTGGCTCAGCTTCAGACTCTTGCTGACGAGCTGTATTCCATCGCTGATTCGGAGGTCACTATCACCTCGACGGGCTTTGAGGGCGGCAGCACATCGGGGCAGGCGCGCAAATACAGCAAGGCCGATATGCTTGATGTGGTGGAGGACTTGATTTCCGAACTGACTCCGGGGTCTGGCGACGAATTGCCAATGGCGCGCAGGCTGATGGTTCACGCTGACTGGTCAGGATCGCAGGCTCAGGTTTGACACATTCGCCGCTTTCGTGGCGGCAGAAATCAAAAAATCAAGTTGGGGCGGAAAGCGCACTGGGGCAGGACGCCCGCGAACGACTACGGCCCGCGCTGCCGCTTACGAAGCCGCCGAGCCGTTTAGCCGGGGCAGGACGTTTATTTATATGCCCACGCTGGAAGCGCGGGACGAGCTAACCAACTGGTCGCGCTCGGAGATTCAGCGCAAGGCGCGCTGGCTTTACAACAACGAACCGAAAGCCGCCCGACTTATTGACGGCATATCGCGTAACGTCACGGGCAACGGATTGTGGCCGCAGGCGAGGACAGCCAACAAGGAGTGGAACCGACTTGCCGAAGAAGCATTTGAAGACGCTTGCGGACGCGAGGCATTCGGCTTCGACGTAGGGGCCGAGGTCAATTTCTACGAGGCGCAACTTTACATCATGCGCCACGTTGCCATCGACGGCGACTTTTTCGGGCAATTCATGCTGTCCAGTTCCGGGCGGGCCATGATGCGTTTCGTCGGGGCGGAACACGTTGGCAACGGGCAATCACCCCTGCAAGACGAGTGGCGTGACGGGGTGCGGACGGACGCCTATGGCAAGCCTACGCAATACCGAATGCTCACGGACATTTGGGGCAGGAACTGGCGGGACATTTCCGCCGATGACGTTATTCATTTCAAGCGCCCGGTGCGGCGTGGCTATACGCGCAGCCCCTCATGGCTGGCGCGGGCAACGGCGCATCTGCATGACGCGGCAGATATTACGAGCTTCAACAAGCAATCGCACAAACTGGCAGCGCAAACCGCTTTCGTCATTGAATCACCAGAAGCGGGACAGCTTGGCATGGGAGCGGCCTTGCGGAAGGTGGAGGTCGCAAGCGGATCGGTAACGGTGGACAAGCTCTATTCGTCGAGCGGGATCATGCAGCTAAAGCCCGGTGAGCGGGTGCAGCAATTCAAGAACGAACACCCCGGATCGACCTTCGAGCCTTTGATGAATTACCTCGCCCGCGACATTGCCTATTCGATGGGAATTTCGCCCGAAGTGATCTTCTCGCCGCAGGGACTTACTGGCCCCGCCATGCGCGCGGCCTTGGTGGACGCGCAGACGCTCTACACCGAACTGCAAAACTGGCTGGTAGAAAACTTTTGCCGTCGCTTTTGGAAATACTGGATTTGGCATGAGATTGAAGCGGGACGCCTGCCTATGCCGGGGGAAGATTGGTGGCGCGTTGAATTTACCCGACCCGCTCGCAACACGATTGATTTCGGACGCGACACCAAGGCCATGCTTGATATTGCCCGCGCCGGGGCTATGTCGCCGCGCCGTTTTGCCGAAATGCACGGCTACGATGCCGAGCAAGAGGATGACGATATTATCGCAGCCTTTGTTCGCCGCAAACAGAAGTGCGAAGAAGCGGGCGTGACGCTGGAGGAAGTGTTCCCGCCAGCGCCGGGATCGCCCGTTACATCTCAGGGGTCGCAGCCTGGCATCGACGCTTCGGGCGACACGTCCAACGACGATGACGCCGATGAAGCGGACGGCGGTTCAACTCCGCCCGACTCCACCGCGCTTTGACACTAGGGGCCAAGCATGGCCCAGAAATGGTATGCTTTTAAGAACATTGCCGAGCAAAGCGGCGAGGTTGAGCTTTCTCTCTACGACGAGATCGGTGCTTTCGGCGTTGGCGCAAAAGAGTTCATTGCCGAACTCAAAGCGCACAAGGGTCAGCACATTCACCTCCGCATCAATTCCCCCGGAGGGGAAATTGTCGAAGGCAGCGCAATCTACAACGCGCTTACCCGTCACGAAGGCGGGCTGACCGTTCACATCGACGCTCTGGCCGCAAGCATGGCGAGCGTTATCGCCATGTCGGGCAACCCGGTGCTCATGGCCGACAACGCCCTGCTGATGATTCACAACCCGTGGACGATTGCAGCAGGGGAGTCGGAAGACCTCCGCAAGCAGGCCGACTTGCTGGACACGATGAAGTCCAACCTTGTCCGCGCTTACCAAAAGAAAAGCGGCATGGAGGAAAAGGCCATTGCCAAGCTGATGGATGAGGAAACGTGGCTCGATGCGGTCGAGGCCGTGGCCCTCGGCTTTGTTGATGCCATTGAAGACGGCATTCCCGCCGCCGCCAGCAGCAAAGAAATGCGTGCGCGGTTTGACACTTTCGCCAAGGCCAAGATGCAAAACACCGTCATTTCCGAAGCCGAGGTTTCAGCGCCCGCCGCTGATCCCGTCATTGAGGAAACCCCCGTTTCCGTCGAGGTGGTTGAGCCCGCTACCGAAGCGCCCGCCGCCGAAGAGATTGCGTCCGCGACCGAAGAAGCTCCCGCCGTCGAAGAGGTCACCGCGCAGGAAGTCGCTTCCCCCGTGGCTAAGGCCGATCACGAATTTGCCTCTGCATTGCTCAAGGTCAGCGCCGAGCGCGACAGCTTTAAGGCCAAATTTGAAGAGGCCAACGCCGTAGCGTCTGCCGCCAAGGCCGAAGCCGCTGAACTGCGCGAGCAGATGGCCGCGAAAGATGTTTTGCACAACGCGCTAAAGCGCAGCCTTGGCATCGCCGCCGCCGTTGAGGTTCCCGCCGTTCCTGCCGGGGAGCCGATCAATCTGATCGAGCAACTCAACAAACTTTCTGGTGCCGAGCGCACCGAATTTTTCCGCAAACACCGCGCGGAAATCATCAAACAAAACAAACACTAAAAAGTCATGCCTAACACCATCGACACATCGCTCAACAACGAGCTGGTTTCCAGCGCGGTTTTGAACGCATTCACTTCCGAGATCACCCCGATCCTCGGATTCTCGACCAACTTCTCGGATGCCGTTGGCAGCCGTGGAGACACCGTTCATGTCCCTTACGTCCCGGCAGCTTCGGCGGCTCTGACGTTCTCGGATTCTACGGGCTACGTCCGTCAGGACACCACGCTCAACAAACGCACCGTCGAGCTTAACCGCCACCGCTTTGTCACTTGGCGCGTTACCGACCTTGAGCAGACCCGCTCCACGGCGATCAGCCTTGAGATGTTCGGTCAGCAAAAAGGTTTCCAACTCGCCCGCGCCGTCTTCCAAGACATTCTCTCTTCGGTGACTGCCGCCAACTACGGTGCCGCCGCGTTGACCTCGACCGCCGCTAACTTCGACAGCAACGATGTTGCTGACGTTGCCTTGGCCTGCGATCTGATTGATATGCCTTCGGCTCCTCGTAGCCTCATCCTCGGCTCGTCCTACTACTGGGCGCTCGCCAAAGACAGCGGCATCAAGTCCTCGGACGCTTTCGGTGGCCCCGAAGCAATCCGCGAGGGTCGCATCCCGAACCTCTACGGCTTCAACCTGTTCAAGT